GGTGAAGCACGTGAGAAGTTTGGTACTATCGCAGGTCCAGGTGGTGGCACAACACTAAACGGTACAGCTATGAAAGCTGAAGGTAAAGCCGCAATGGAACAACTATACGATGAACTAAAACGTTATGTAGATTACAGTCAGCCATTGACTTGGGTACAAGGATAACCTAATCTCTTTACTTTACAACACTCCTGTAGTACAATATGTATTACAGGAGTTACCATATGATTATCGGAGTTACAGGATTGATTGGTAGTGGCAAAGATACGATTGCCGACTATCTTTGCACATTTCACGGGTTTAAGCGTGTTAGTTTTGCGGCAAGTTTAAAAGACGCTGTGGCAGCCGTCTTTGGTTGGAATAGAGAATTCTTAGAAGGCTCTACTAAAACCAGTAGAGCTTGGCGAGAACAACGTGATGAATGGTGGAGTGAACGACTAGGTATGAACATTACACCAAGATGGGTATTACAATACTGGGGTACAGAAGTATGTCGTAACGGATTTCACAAAGATATTTGGGTAGCTAGTGTAGAGAACAAACTACGCCAAACTGATGAGAATATTGTGATTACAGATTGTCGTTTTGTTAATGAAGTTAATTCTATCAAAAGTGTAGGTGGGATAACAATGCGTGTAAGCAGGGGAGAACGTCCTGTCTGGTATAGTGCGGCAGTTGATTATAACAACGAACCCGAAGGTAGCGAACAAAGACTAAAAGCTATGGTAGAGTTAGGTAACCATGCAGTCCACGCTAGTGAGTATAGTAGCATCGGTTTATTGTATGATTATTACATCGACAATAACGCAACAATTGATGACCTACACAAGCAAGTCAACTCAGTAGTCAACTTCTAAATCACCGCGACGCCAAGTAACATCTTTCTTTTTAACTACCTCTACGCAGTTTAAACAAATACTTCGTAAGTTAGTCATTTTGCAGTTATCTAAATCACCGTCAATATGAAAGACTGTGATTTGACTAGTGAATAGACTTTTAAAGCCGCATAAATCACATGCGGCTTTTTTCTTATATCCTGCGTTTTTCCATCTAGCACTTCTGGGTTTTAGTTTATTCTTTTTACGACCGCATTCATCGCACATGCTACGATAGTGTGTTTTACCTTCACGTATGTAATTCACCGCACAGTGATTCTTTCCGCAAGTTTTACATATAGGTCTTAGCATCTATTATTTAGTGGGAACCTTCGAAGGCACGGTAATACCGTCTTTTTTGATTTTTCTACTAAATAATAGTATGCAATTTAGGTAGTAAACCTCATAATTTTACATAAAGGAAAAATAAAATGGCATTAACTTCTCCTGGCGTACAGGTAACGATTACTGATGAAAGTCAATATTTACCGGCCCCAACCAATTCAGTCCCACTAGTTCTATTAGCAACTGCACAAAACAAAGCAAACGCTAGTGGCACAGGTGTAGCAGTAGCAACTACGGCTGCTAACGCAAACAAATTATATCAAGTAACAAGTCAACGTGATTTAGTAAACTTATATGGTACACCTTTCTTCTATACAACGACAAACGGTACACCAATCCAAGGTTACGAACTTAACGAATACGGTTTGTTAGCGGCTTATTCATTATTAGGTGTTACTAATCGTTGCTACGTACTACGTTGCGATATTGATTTAGCAAGCTTAGTAGGTCAAACAGGTCGTCCAACTGGTGACCCGGCCAATGGAACTTATTGGTTAGATACTACTACAAGTACTTGGGGAATTTACGAATTCAATCAGACTACTGGTAAGTTTGTATTACAAGCACCAATCGTTATTACAGATACTACTGATTTAAGTGGTGGTCTACCACTTAACAGTATTGGAAATATTGGTGACTACGCAGTAAATGCAATGGCTATCGATGGTGCTCCAACTGCTAATGATAATAAAACATATTTTTATAAAACAATAGCAAATGAATGGACTCCGTTAGGAACATCAAATTGGAGATTAGATGTTCCTTGTATTCAAGGTTCAAATTCTAATCCTACATTAACAATTGGAGATACATTTGATATTAGTATGTCTGGTTTGTACACAGCAACAATCACTGTTCCAGCTAGCCCTAATAACAATGTATTAGGTGTTGCAACTGCAATTAATAATTTAGGATGGGTTGCTCTATCAGCTAGTGTCCGTGATGGTAAATTGTGTATATTTTCAAATCAATTCTTAGCATCAGGAACACCTTACCTTACACTTTCATCTACAGATGGTGTATTAGATGATATGGGTATTACCGCTACTAGATACAATCAGGTTATAGTTCAATATGGAACTAGTGCTCAAATGCCATTATGGACTTCAAGTCAATCTCAACCACAACCAACTGGTGCGGTATGGATTAAAGTAGGTTCTGCTGGTAACGGCTTACAACCTGATATATCTAAGTATAGTACAGCAACAGCTAGTTGGATTAACAAAATAGTATCATTATATACAAGTGATTGGTCTGCAAGTAATACACTTGATGCAACAGGTGGTCAAGCGATACCTGCAGGTACTGTCTATGCACAATATTCATTTAATGGGTTAGTGCCAAGTGCTCCATTATATGTTTGGGAACGTGCCGCAGTTGGTCCTACAATTATAACAGGTGATAATACAGAACCAATATTCAATGCTGGCCCATACTACATGAATGTTTATGTAAGTGTACCGGGAAGTTCATCTTTAAGTGTTGCTTACAATGTAACAATTCCAGATAACAGTGATGCTACTGATTTTGTAACAGCTTGGTCTGCAGCCGGCATTCCTTATACAACCGCATCAGTAACAACTGAAGGGTCTATTCAGTTGGTACATACTGAAGGTGGCGAAATCATTATGGACGATACTGTAAATTCTTCATTCGTAGGTACTGGTATATCAAATGGCGCCATAGCAGAAGCCGGATATGTAATAAATGCAATGCCAGGTGTTAAGTATGGTCCTCGTTGTTCCGCATCATTTACATCTGCTCAACAAGAGTCAACTTCTGGATCTGGCTCCGGAGCTACAATAAGTGTTACATCTATCCCTGGCGTATATTTATTAATAGGTGATGGCGTAACTAGTGGAGGTAGCGGATATGCTCTAGGTGATACTATCACTATTGATGGTTCAGACTTGGGAGGTGTGACCAACGTTAATGATTTAACTGTGATAGTTGCTACTATTTCAGGTGGTGGCGCAACTGGCCCAGTTACAGCAGTTACTTATGAGTCCGGTACACCTGATATTGGATATAGAACTCAATTAAGTAATTGGATTGATTTCTACTATACTAGTAATGCTATTGCCCCTGCAGTGGCACCGGCAAACAATACAAACTGGTTCTACAGTGTAGTTGACCAAGTTGATATTATGGTTCAAAAAGGTGGCGCATGGATTGGCTATCGTAACACAGCTTATGATACAACAGGCTCACCATCATCTACTGGTTCTAATACAACTGATCCAAACGGTCCAATCATAGCAGCCGCGGCACCGACGACGCAAAGTGATGGTACTACTGCTCTATCATATGGTGATCTATGGATTGACACCAGTGACTTAGAAGTATATCCAGTAATCAGTCGTTGGCAAGCAGTTAATGGTGAAGACATGTGGGTATTACTTGACAACACAGATCAGGTAAGTTCAACTGGCGTTACATTCTTAGATGCACGTTGGGCAACAAATGGTAATACAAGTCCAGTTGATGATCCTATACCAACAATCAAGAGCTTGCTATCAAGTAACTACTTAGATTTAGATGCTCCTAATCCAGCACTCTATCCACAGGGTATGCTGTTGTTTAACACACGCCGTTCAGGTTATAATGTTAAACAATTCCGTGTTAATTATTTTAACAGTATAAGTTTCCCTGACGAAACATTACCTACAGAAACAAATGCATGGGTATCAGTAAGTGGTAATACTGCAAGCGGCGCACCATATATGGGTCGTTCAGCACAACGTGCTATGGTTGTTCAATCATTGCGTTCAGCAATCGATACAAACACTGACATACGTGATGAAGATAATTACTTCAACTTGATGGCTACTCCTAACTATCCAGAACTACAACCTAACATGGTTGTATTGAATGCCGATCGTGGTGAGACAGGTTATATCATCGGTGATACTCCATTAGGATTACAAGATAGTGCTACTGACATTCAGGCTTGGGCTAACAACACCGCAGGTGCTGTATCTACAGGAGAAGCAGGACTAGTTACACGTAACACATACTTGGGTCTATTCTATCCAAGTGGAATTACAAATGACTTGAATGGTAACGAAGTTGTTGTTCCAGCATCACACATGATGTTACGTACATTCTTACGTAATGATACTGTTGCTTATCCTTGGTTAGCGGCAGCCGGTACTCGTCGTGGTAACATTGATAATGCATTGAACATTGGTTACTTAGATCGTACTACTGGTGAGTTTGTTCCAATCAAGACACGTTTAGGTATTCGTGATGTATTGTATATCAACTTTATCAATCCTCTAGTGTTCTTCACTGGTATTGGTTTGTTGAACTATGGTAATAAGACTAGTTACAACTCTCAATCTGCTTTAGACAGAACAAACGTTGCACGACTAGTTAACTATGTTCGCCGTCAACTAACATTGGCAGCAAGACCATTCGTATTCGAACCTAACGATGCATTGACACGCAATCAAATTGCGGGTGTTGTTCAAACATTGATGATTGATTTAGTTGCCAAACGCGGTATCTATGATTATATTGTACAGTGTGATGAACAAAACAACACACCGGCAAGAATTGATAGAAACGAGTTATGGGTAGACGTTGCTATTGAGCCAGTAAAAGCGGCTGAATTCATCTATATACCAGTACGTGTTTTAAACACAGGTGAAATCGCAGCCTTAGGCTAAAATGAAATGCCCCTTAGGGGGCATCTCAACTAAAGATAAATAAAGATACAGGAGATTAAAAAATGGCAACAGCCTCACAATCATTGTTCAACATGACCGTAGCGTCAGACAACGCTGGTGGAAACCAGGGCTTGTTGATGCCAAAACTACAATA